ATCAACTGACTTCCGTCGACGCGACCCTTGATGGCCGCGATCACGCCAACAACTAGAGCCTGGCAGACCAACTTGTAGGAGGACGGGAAGAACAGGCATTCAACACTGCCCGAAAGATCCTCCAAGGAAACCGAGGCCCAGTCCATTCCAGTCTTATTGCGCTTCTTCTCGACAAACGTAACAACTCCGGCGACCGTGACCCACTTACCATCCTTCTCTTCGAGGTCTGAAACGTTTGCACTGGCCAGCCTCTTGATGATTCCCTCGTTCCCATGTAGAGGATGTCCCGAGATATAGAATCCCAAAACATCCCGCTCCTGAATGAGTAGGTAGTCATCATCCCACTCTTCAGCATCATCGGGGATTTCCACAACAGGAGTAGGCGAGGGGAAGGGCCCCGATGGGCCCTTCCTTTTCTCGATCTCCATGTCAATCATGAGTTCGTAGTTCTCCGTGAGCCACTTACGAGTGCTCATCGACTAAGCCTCTCCAAAGAGATTGACCTTCTGGGCATCCGGAACTCCTGAGCCGTCCCTGAAAATCATCACAGAAGCATTCGACTGCCCACTGGGGAGCTCCTCGACCCTGCACCGACTAGCATCCGCGTTCATTGTGAAAAACGTTTCAGCCATGGGATCCTGCGGTCCAAACCGGTTCTTCACCACCGCAATGTCAATCTTGCCAAGCTGCGAATCCCCCCAGAGAGTAAGCATCAGGGTAGGAAGCTGGCTGCCCTTGCCGATGATCGCACTACGGGGCGGAGGGGAACCAGCCTTGAACGACTCAGACGTGTGATGAACCAGCGTGACAGCAGTCTCCTGCTCTCGCGCCATGTCCGAGAACTCGTTCATCAGGTTCTGGTAGTTGTACTCCGAGATGCCGTCGTAGTCGACCTTCATCAAGATGTCGACCACGGTGTGATGAGGATAGGTGCCATGAACCTCGCGGAAGGCTTCTGCCTCGTTCCACATATGCTCGACCGTGGGACTGGAGACGAATGACCACTTGATATAGTCCAGCTCGGCGAGCTCCTTCTGAGCTACCGGATCCTGATTCGACACCCAGAGCTCGGTCTCGTCACTCGTCTTGCCAGTGAGCATGGAGAGGGAGCGAGAAGCCATGGTGAAGTCATCGGAATCGGACGAGTGGTAGATCGTCGGGACCGAGGGTCCCATCCTCCGAACGATATTGAGCATCGTTACAGTTTTCATCGATCCGGGGGGGCCTGCGATCATCGCAATCGACCCACGCCTGAAGGTCGCCCTGTTCTTGCCGAAAATCGGCCAGGGATCTGGCAGTGGCTCTCCCGCCGAGACCCCCCGGCCTACCTGCCTCTGAAGCGTTCTCACTCTTCCTCTTCCCAGGCGCAGTCAAGACAGACTGCCTCAATTGCTGAACGGTCCTGCCCGAAGTCAAAATACTCCTGAAGCATGTAGTCATTGCCGCAATCCTTGTAGCAGTGCTGGCAAGTACCCATCTCGTCGACATCCATAAGGCACCTCCTCTCATTGGGGCGAAAAGAGCCGCCCTCGGGCGGCTCCTAACAACTACGTGGGCAGGAAGGGAATCGAACCCTTCGAGTCTTGCGACTCCCATTTCTGCCCGGCTTGCTAGGTCAGCTGAGAGTCGGGCGCCAGAACGAACTTCGCCTCATAGTTCTTCTTGGGTGCGAATCCAGCAGTCTGGCTCTCGGAGTCTGCGGACCGGCGGATCGCCAGCACTCCGCCTTCAGCGTCTTCGAAGCGACGCAGCCCGGAGTTCTTAAAGGCGTTCAGAACCGCCCAGTAGCAGGCGCCTTCGGGGTAGAGCTTCTTGATCTCGCCATCCACCTCAAGCGTGAGGCCGAACTTCCACAGCTTGTTGCCGTTGCGGGAGACCTTCTGCTCTTTGGTCTGGAAGTCGGTGTCGGGAAGCACGCGAGGCGAAGCGGCAAGCGTTCCCTGGATGCCTTCGCCAACTCCCCAGACAGACTTGTACTTAACGGTGTCGCCAGAAGGGGCGTTGGGGGCAAGCAGATCGTTCGGGTTGTCCATTGTTTTCTCCTGTGTTTTGTGTTGCCTGACTGGTCAGTCGAAGAGACTGCCAGTCACATTCCAGGGCTTGGGCGTCGGCTTGACGTTAGCCTCCCAGGGCGCCCCCGAGTCCGTTTTGACCTCTGCTACGACCCTAGCACCCAGCTCGTCTCGAAGCAAGAGGTTCATCTCGTCCATAGAAAGCTCTGCACGGCTCTCTGACGGCCTACTGGGAGCCGCCTGGCCCTGGGGGGCCAGGACGGGGGTTGGAGGCTTCTGAGCGGCCTTTGCGGGCGTTCTAGAGGCAACTACGCCCTTCTCGCCAGCCTGGAAGTTGCGAACGTACTCTGCATACGCAGATCCTAGAGCTTCGGCAGATGGCTGCTTAGCCAAGCCGAACTCTTCGGACTCGCCGCTAACCTCAACATAACCGTACTGGGTGCCCCTACTCGGCAGTCGAAACGTAACCTTCATTCTGCTGGACTCCCACCATCGAAGTGGGAGTCGAGAACATTAGGCTCCAGTCCGCAATCGACGTCCTCCCAGTACTGATCATCGAAGTCGACATCCTCCTGCCAGTCTGCATCGTACATCATTTCGACATCCTCTTCTGGAGATCGTTAATCTGCTTGAGAGTCTTGATCAACTTGTCCTTGACCTCAATCTCTCGGTAGAGATTGTCAAGGATGTCATCCGTGATGGTTGACGCTGTAAACCTCTTGCTGCCCACGGGTGGCTTCTTCCTCTTAGAATGGAAACCCATCCTGGTCCGCTCGATCGTAGTAGATCGCCCGGTCGGTGTCTCCCGCCATAAGCCTACAGTTCAACGACTGAAAACACCAGTCGCACTTGAAACGAGACGGGTCGGTCGCGTAGATCTGGCTCTTCATACGATCGTAGACCTCTTGGTACTTCGATCCGATATCGCTGGAATCGACATCTTGGAGGTCCACCGGTCGCGCTTGGGGCGCTCCCGGCTTGAGCATCGCCCACAGCCCCCAGAAGCCGTCATGCTTGAATCGAGAGTTGCCCTTGAGCAGTGCAGCGTACGTCTCAAGCTGAAAGTTGTCCTTCGGCTTCTGAGAACCAGTCTTCCAGTCGAGGATCACCGGACCGTGCTTCTTGTGTTCGCCGATGATATCCACAAAGCCCTTGACGGGGACCTCGCAGCCCGGGAGACGTCCCGTGGCGTCGTACTCTACCTCCCAGACGTTGACGCTGTCAAGCACCTCCAAAGCCTTCTCGAAGCAGTCCTTGACGCGCTGAATCGCTCGGCCTTCAATGACCGGTTCATCCTTCGAGCCTCCGGCCAGCCACTGCGAAGTATCGGTATCGATCTTCATCTGCTCTGCGATGAGCGGGTAGAAGAAGTCCTCCGCGCAGGGAGTGGCGGGGTCTCGATCGGTCAGATGGTGATCGATCATCTGATGCACCGCAGTGCCGATCGGAAGGAACCAGGTCTGACGCTCCTCAGCCTGCTGGAGCTTGCCGAGGTACCAGCTTCGAGGACACTTCACATACGTCGAGTACTGAGAGTGCGAGATGTGATCAAGGGGCACGATAATTCCCATTCGAACTCCCAGAGAGTCCCTCGGAGTAACAGCGAGGCAGATGCTGATCGTTCTCAGAGTTGGGAGGGGTCGGGGAGCGATGAGGAGAGACGAGCGCCTTGGGAAGAACTCCTCCCCGAACAGACCAGTGACGATCAGCGAGATTCGAGTCCCGCAAGCACAGGTCCTTCACTGGACATCCCTCGCAGATACCCTGAGCCTTTTCGAGACGCTCCAAGTTGAACTTCCGAAGCCTGTAGGTGTTCTTGCCGAACCTCTTCGTTCCCTTGTCGCCAATCCTCAAGCACATAAAGTCCTCTGTCGGCATGCCCTTGCATGCTGCTAGATGACGCCAGTCTTCCATATTTTTCTTCCTTTGAGTCAGTAGGACTGCGCTTAGGCGCAGTCCCTTAAGACAGTCCTATGACTGTCTTGGAACCAGGCCAGACCCTCTAGGGTCTGGCTGAGTAGTTCAACTCTAGCGTAGTCGAAGGCAGATTGCAAGATCCAACTACTATCGCGGAGGAAAGTGACACGATACAAGACACCCTTAAGTATTTTGGACAAAAGCCTCATACTTCTTCTCGGGATCTTAAGACTCTCTCAGAGACGAGTTCAGGCCCCCCTAAGGGGGCCTGCTTG